TGCTAAGAAAAAGCGTAAGGTATCCGCATATAGCAAACGCTACGGTGCAGCATACAAGAGTCTCAAAGCAAAGCATCCAAGGATGTCCTTCGGGGCACTCTCTAAGAAGGCACACAAACAAGCGAGGCGTAAGTGATGCCAGAAGATTCAACAGGTGCACTTACTGGTCCGCGCTTACTAGTTAAGGAATTCCAGAATTATAATTGGGAGCAAGCGGTTACACCTGCTCCTTGGGATGACCCTGGAGCCTCGATGAATAACTGGGTACAAGCAGGTGGGGTCCAAGGTTGGATCTCTTCTGAGACTTACTTTGATCTAAGTGGTTACAACCGTGATGACTTGACTACCTTCCCTTCTTCTATCTCCGTACAAGAGTCTGGCTCCTTCAGAATCGTCGAGGATACTGGTAGCGCAAGAACAGGCGCAATAGTATTGGACATGATCACTGAGGAACGCTTTGATGGATCTCATGCACAGAAGTTTTACGACATCGTAACGAATATGTGGTCTAATGAAAGCGCGCCAGGCTTTAGCTTGGGACCATTGGAATTCCAACAGATCATTTACGGTAGAATGCGTATGTTAGGACATGATTCAGCAGTCTGGACAACAACTCAAGGTAACTTGACATTACTCAATGAGACCCAATTCGGATCAGGTTCACCAACTACAGCTGCAAAGTTGTGGTGTACTAGAATAGTAATCCCTCTTGGCCAGTTCCTAATCACTCCTGGCACCTTCATCATTGTACCAGCATCGCGATATATCATGTCAGCTACAATAGGTAAGGAAAGTGACCTCACCTTTTTGATGCGACAAAAGAGATCGTATGAATTGGGCACGGCGGATGATTGAATGATTCTTTGGTCCTTTTGGGTTGATCCATGGGAGCATCCTTTCAATACTTGGAATAGATTCTATTCAGTGCTGATCCCTTTAGCATCTGTAGAACCTGATCTTATTGCAATCGATCCACTCCCACCTAAAGAGCATGTAGACTTTGGACCTTGGAAAGGACCACTACCTGGACCAATCAAACCCGGCATACCAACGCCTCCACAGGAATTAAAGAAGTGGGACTTCTCTATTGGTTTCAAGGTCAACCAAGGTATCCCTTCGGATCTAACTTGGGAAAGTCACAGTAAACAACCGAGTAAAGAAGAGCAAGCGGCGTTTGAATGGAGGGAGAAACTAAAATGGTGGTCAAAGAATCCACCTCAGACCAGTCGATCTCCTGAAGAGGCACAATATGATTCTGAAATGAGATGGCAACAACAACAAGAACAGGAATATCAGAAGCACCGAATCGGTCGATGGACTGATGAAACAGTTCCACAAATTGTGAGATATATCTAAATCTTCGTTGGTACTTTAGTGGGTGTACTAACCCAATCACACTCATTACACTCCTTAGCAATGGCATTTATTTTACTATCTGCATTCTTACGTAGATACATCGTGTGACATTTAGATCCACAGACGAAACACTTCATACTTCTTCCCCCTGGACAGATGGATTGTCTTGTAATGATGCAATGGATTTACGCATTTCAAAACATGATTTGCAATCACATTTGCAATTGGCCATCCAATAAGTCAAATTAACGCGTTGTAATCGAGCAATCAATTTACTAATCATTCTTTCACCTCAACATCCTTAACTTCATATTCAACGTGGGGTTTATTCCAGTCCTTCTCCCACTGATCCTTATTCTTTTGGACCTCTTCTAGTAGTTTAGTTCTGACCCACAGACTAAAGTTCGGTTTTTTCAATGCTAATTCCCATGAATTGCTGCATAATGTAATGAGTTTCTGCCTCATATTTGCTCTGAGAAACCAAATCATATATGTATATTGTCCAAAAAGATGGGGTTTTTGTGCCAAGATTACATATAGGGATGAATCTCGATGGGGGTGGTGGTGTAAAAATGAATGGAGGACGGTGTACTCTAAAACCGGCTTCGCCGTATTCAAGAGAGAATCCGTGTACTTTATACACCGAGTTTACTTAGGAAAGTTATGGCGACCGCTAAGACTGGATCCTTTTACCTGACCGAAACCGTAGAATTGGCTGCTGCAGCTGCAGATGGTAATCGTGTTCAAGGCACGGTAGATCTTGGAGCTTATGTGAATGTGCCAACTGGCCAAGCAATCGCTATTGATTCGGTGGATTTCATCTACCAGGGCGGTACTAATTACGCTGGATCAGTCGATGGATTCATTGCTGGCAATGGCGCACTAACTGTTCAACTCATGGATTTGAACCCAAACACTCTCTTTTCTAGGGCTGACGATCAGAGCCTAGTAGCAAGTGGTTCATTGAACATCGATAAGACGAACAATATCGCTTCTCACATGTCGGACCTTTATCCTGATAACTTCGGTCCTACTGCACTCTCTGAGGCTTTCATGGTAGTCAATGACTCCCTTTACTTGGTTGGTGGAGTCGATGGTGCTGCTATTGGTGCAGCTGCTGTTTCTATTACGGCACGAATTCGCTGCCGCGTTGTTAAACTCTCCACGAAAGACTGGATGGCAATCGCGATCCAGAGCACCGCATCTGACAACTGAGGGTGACATTGATGTCAACATCTGAGTGGGAACGCGGATACGCCGCTGGTTATTCGGCTGCTCATCGCACTGATGTTCGTGATATCACCACTGAGCGTGGGAGTCCTGCTCCTGGTGCTAAGAAAAAGCGTAAGGTATCCGCATATAGCAAACGCTACGGTGCAGCATACAAGAGTCTCAAAGCAAAGCATCCAAGGATGTCCTTCGGGGCACTCTCTAAGAAGGCACACAAACAAGCGAGG